CTGCGGCAATTGGGATATGAGATTACGACGTTCTTCTGCGCTCAGAGAATCGACCACCTGATTAACGAAAATCATCCCGTCTATTCTCTGGATGCGAGCGCTAAGCGGTGGCTTGGATATGAAGTTAAAGAGAAGTCGCCGGAGTTTGAATTGGCAATGCTGGCATGGGGTTGGGCAGGGATGTCCAGTGATCTTATGTACCACTATGCTCAGCAGGATGCTGTGGGACACCTTGAAGTCTTTATGGCAGAGACGAAGCATAAGGAATTCCGTCCAGAGATTGTGAAGTTCTGGAAAGAGATTGAAGCTCCCAATATCAATCTTCTCTCTAAGATGCGCTCTCTCGGGGTAAGGATTGATATCCCCCGGTGTAAGCGTGAACAGATGAAAGGTGATCAGATTCTTGTTGAGTTGGAAGATGAGCTTGGCGGTAAGCCGAGTTCGCCTCTCTGGCTGAAGAAAACCCTTCTCGATGAGTTGGGGCTAGAACCTTACTTCAAGGTCAACAAGAATGGTGAGAAAAAACTCACCTTTGATAAAGCTTCAATGCAGGACCACTATAGTCCTCAGCTTGAAAGGATCAGTACGGACAATGACCTTGCAACGAAAATTCTCGAATATCGAGGTTGGCAGAAATCAGTATCTGGTTACTATCTACCCTATCAACGGTTCGTTGAAAGTGATGGACGTCTACGCGCTGAATACAAACCCCACGGAACTGTCACCGGACGGTTTTCTTGTGCTGATCCTAACCTGCAACAAATCCCAAAGGAAACCGATAAGCCTTGGAATGGAGCAGTTAAGTCTTGCCTTATTCCCGCAGAAGGATTCAAGCTATGGGAACTCGACTACAGTCAACTTGAATTCAGATTGGCAGCTGCGGCGGCTAAAGAAGAGTCCCTTCTCGAAATCTTTAACGACGACTCGCGGGACGTTTTCTCTGAAATGGCGGCTAAGCTTGGAATGGAGCGAAACCCTACCAAGACCCTCAACTATACCATCCAGTATGGTGGCGGAGTTGGCCGAATTAAAACAGTTTTTGGAGTCTCAGCCGCTAAAGCAAAAGATATCATCGATAACTACTACGATACCTACCCAAACCTCAAAGCGGCTGGCCAGCAATTCGGACGACAAGCAAAGGTAAAGGGCTATGTAGATATCTGGTCCGGTCGGCGTAGGCATTTCCGCTACCCGAAGGACGAATACTACAAGGCATTTAACTCTTATATCCAAGGCGGCGCTAGTGACTTGGTAAAGACAGTGATGAATGACTGTGATAGGGAAGTGAACTGCGACGATAGTAGACTTCTTCTTCAGGTCCATGACTCACTGGTATGGGAGATTAGGGACGGAATGGAAGATCAGTTCCTCCCACAGATAGCAGAGATTATGACACGTCCAAATTTCGGAGTCCACCTTGCAGTGGACGCACACAGTTGGGTTAAGTAAATGGCAGATTACAACGTTAAACACGGTATTCATCAGTTCGATGCAGTAGGAACATTCAACCCTAACTGCGACACTTGTCAGGAAATGGCTAAATCAATGGCCCGATATTTGGGGCCGGATATTCTCGCTATAATTAAGGCTCAGCTTGCAATTATAGAAAAAGAAGAGCCAACAGATACGTGTGAAGCGGTTATTACGTGGACGATGTCCGAAGAAGAGTTTAGTCGGGAACGCGCCGAGGCTTGGGATAAGGGTGTAAAGGCAGAGCGCCGATGGTGGACTAAGTTCTTTGTTACCAAGGAAGAGCCTAACGCCGATCCCGAAAACCCGTACAGGAGCAAGAATGTTTAAGCCGTGGATTTCAGATGAAGGACCTAAGCCGCCTGAAGGCTGGGGATTGGATGCCTATAGGGGCAGAGTCGAGCTTAGCTGTCTTAAGTGCAAAGAGCCGCTAAAGCTGAGGGACGAATACCTCTATAACTATAGTCCCACTGGTGTTATCGTTCTTCACAATACAAAGGAGTGCAGTGCGAGTCTTATCAGTTGACCCCGGTAAGGATAAGGGCGGCCCTAAGTCCGGTTCAGGCTGGTGTTATCAGAATCCCGAGAAGGTTCTTCTGTGGGGAGATACCAAAGACCTGAAGCAGTTCCTCAAAGAATGGGACTTCCTGCTACACCCTATCGATCACGTCGTCGTAGAAGGCTATAGGATTAGGCCCGGGCAAGAGGCATTGAATGTCGGCATTCCCCTAGCAACTGTGGAGAATGTCGGGGCGGTTAAGATGTTTGCCCATTGGAATGATCTTCCAATTAAAGAATACATGCCGTTCGATAAGCGGAAACAGCAACAGGCTACCGGGGCAAAGATCACCAGTAAGACGCCTAAAGAGCTGACCCACAGGCTCGACGCCTATAATCACGGACGTTGGTTCCTTATCGAGCAGAATCTATCTCCCACAGCCCTAGAGGCCCAACTGTTTGAAGAACAGGGAATAGAATGGAGGAAAGTAAAGCCATGACTGTTGACCTAATGAGCAATATCTACACTAATCCAGAGGATTACCGGATCGCGCCTGATCTGGAGATATCTCCCAGCGACTACCACAAGAAGGTCAAAGATGGTAAACGAGTCTGGCCGGTACAGTGGAATGTCTATTCCGTTCAACTGGGCATCCGAATTGCAAGCTATACGACAGAAGCTCTCGCAAGATACTTCGTATTCCAGCGTTGTCATCCCATTAAGGACCAGCCGCGAATCTATCCAGACATATGCCGATGTGGTAAATGCGGTCCGGCATGGGATTATATACAAACCGGCGATCTTATCTTTGAGCGATGTGCCAGCTGTAAGATGCCCATGCGGCATGACGTCATGCTGGGGCTTAACGCCCCGCTAACCAAAGACTTTAACCTCGACGACTTCTTGGAGATGTTCTAATGCTACGCAAGCACTCTTATCTCAAAAGCACTCTGGCTGTTAATACCATCAAAACTGAATCCCGACTGGTTGAGGAATGGGACGACGAGCCTGAAGAGGGTAGGTCTAAAGAAGATTGGCCTTACCCTAACCACTACCAAAAGACAAAGATCGAAGGGCCTCTCGCCAACGCTATTCGCAAGAAGGCGGAAATGATGTGGAGTGACGAAGTCTTTATCACTGAGGTTACGGTAAGCGGTGGCTGGTCTGATTATACTCAAGAAGAGACGATGTACCTGAAGATTCAAGTTGGAAACAGGTCGTTCCAGCTTGGAGACGAAGATACAGACACTAACCTCGGCGCACTTTTGGAATGGTTGGATAAGTAATGGGATCAGTAGAAGATAAGGTAGCGGAACTTCTCGCTAAAGCAGGTGTCTCTAAGACAGAGTTCGACTTGCTTCCCGACGCCGATGAAAAGAAAGACCCCCCTGAAAGAATTCGTTTCAGGGGGGAAGCTGTCCTCTACGCTTTGGAATATCCTCTCAGTCCGAGAGTGACGAAGCGTTGTCAGGAATGCAAAGAACCTTTCTTGACTATGTATAAGTCTGTGGGATACTGCTCAAATGAGTGTGCGGTAATTCATCTTAGGAAGCATTTCGGGATTGCTTGGAAGCCTAACTCTCTCCGCAAAGAGAAGTGGCAGATTCAAGCAGAGCCTAAGACTATCCCACTGAAAGCTCTGCAAGCGATGAAAGCGATTGTAGCCCAAGCAGAAGCTGATCTAGGATTTGAACTTGTTCTGCCGGAGATTCTACCATTCGTACCGAAGTCCCCTTATTACCGGAGTCAGGATAACTCAGCGGAGTCGGAAGAGGATTACCGGATTTCGGTTTCGCCAGAACCTTTGGAGCGCCGACTGGAAAGCTTATCTTCTTTGGCTTCACTAGAACAGTCGGTTCCTCCTTCTTCAGATAACTCTGAAAAGAAGGTTCAATCTCCGGAACCTGAGCAATCATTAGAAGCTGTTGATCTTCTGGAATCGCTCTTCGACTTCTAGTTGTAGTACCGGCCCAAATTCCCCACATATCGTGTGCCACAGCATAGTTAAGGCATTCATTTGCCACAGGACATGCGGCACATATAGGCCGTGTTAGCTCCATCCTCCCCTTTGATTCATCTCCGGTAAACAACCGGGGGAAGTCATTGCATCTTCCCTCTTGTGACCATTCAGACCGTTTGCGTCCAGTCACCGCTGGAGCGTCCCCTATTCCCATAGCATCATCTTAACCGTGGCATAGAGTAGTGGCAAGTCGGGAACCAAGTAGTCCGGCATGTGTCAAGGGGTGAGAAACAAGTAGTGCTTTGGGCTTGCGCTCTGTCCCGAAGTAGTTATAGAATCAAAGGGTAAGGCCGGTAGCTCAGAGAGCTACCGGCCTTCAGGGCGTCTAGGGCACTTTACAGGGCAGTTAGGACGCTACGTGATCGCCCTGCTTCGCTGGTGCTTCCACCTGCGGAGTCTGGTTAGGTACTCGCCACGTAATACCGTAAGAGGCAAGCACAGCGAGAACCACAGTAGACCACTCATACTGAGTGATGAACTGAATACCCTGCTCAGGCATATGCTGAGTTGCGAGGATAATAGAGATAGAGCCTACGGCGGCAGCAAAGCCGGAGGCGTAGGACTTAGCGTTAATCTTAAAGTGGTCCATTACATCAGCTTTCTCGGTCGAAGATATCCAAGCAAAGAAGCCTTGGAAAGAGTCACCACAGCACTGGAACCTTTATTGCCAGCACTAGTAGCGTTGTTGCTAAGGGTCTTTACGTACCCATTTCCCATATCCTGAATGATGATACCGACGTGGGACATAGGGGTATTACCGCCAGCGCCCCAAACAGCAACGTCACCCATTTGGGTCTTTTGGTTATTAGCCACCTGCTGGTAAGCCTTCTGGTCATAGTTATGCCAAATCTCTTGAGCATAGCCAACCATAGGGGCCTGACCACCTACGAATCCTGTGGTATAGAAATCATAGAGGTCTACGCACTGAGCGCCATAAGCATGGTCGTAATCCAGATACCTATTGGTGTTAGAGGCAATCCAATTAGCGGAGCCGTTTCTACCGATAGTAGGGGCATTACGGGCACCCTCATTATAGGACGACATAATAGCCTGAGCTTGGGCGAATTGCTTTTGATAGTTAGAGCCGTCACTAAAAGCGCTTCTCTGAACTGCCTGAGCCCTAGCCCACGGTGTATCGCCTTGTGCGGCGCTCAAATGGTCGAAGAATGTTCCCGCCGCGTAGTTGGGATCGAGGACCTGACCGGGGGCACCCCAGCCCTGAGAGGGGCGTTGCTGGAACAATCCGAGGCTGTCTCTGTCGCCTCCGTTGACATTCCTTAGACCGGATTCAGCAAGAGCAGTCATAATACCGATTTGGATATCACTATCTCCCAAACCTCTTGCTTTACCGGCCTGAATGATAGCGTTAACGTTAGCCGATTGTTCTCCGTCGAGGCCGTTAATAGGCATACCTCCCACAGAAGAGCTACCTACGCCCAAACCATTAAAGGCGGCGGTGCGTGCACCATTAGCCTTTTGGACTTGGGTGTTAACGATATCATTCTGAGCACGTCCCATATCAGCAATAGGGTCGCCATTAAGGCCAAGCTCGTCGGCGTTAGCGGGTCTAATAGACGTGCCTCCGACATTCTCCTGCATATTAGCGGCATTAGCCTGAGCGGGTGAGCTATTAGTATCAGGTGCCTGAGCCATACCTAAAGGAGCAGTAGGCTGAGCCAGCCCCGCAGACTGGTTATTAGCCTGCGGGGCTGGCATAGAATCAAAGTGATCCTGAGTGCCTTGCATATATTTAGATACGGCAGGGCTCTTAGGGGCCGTCCCGAAAGGGTCAGCCGATATAGGGGTAGCTATATCAGCCACTCTGATTCCTCCTGTAATCCGCCTTAGCGGTACTAAACTTTGCCTTCTGCTCTCCAACATAGGATCGCTGAGCGGCTGGGCTATTATAGTCGGTAATCTTTAGACCGCTAAGGAAGTTAGCAATCTGCAAAGCCGCTACGTCAGACTGAGCTACTCCGTGAGCAGGTCCATTAGCTGTATCTGTTCGTCCGCTTCCATCAATATTCTTACCGGTCATCTTAGACAACAGACCACCATAAGAACCCGTTAGGGAATCCTGAAGATACTGACCGGGGTCGGTAATAGGAACTCCATTAGCAGTTTGAGTAGCAAGATCAACAGGTATCTTGGCAAAGGGACTTACTGCACCGAGAACTGTCTTTCCCATATTAAGCTCAGAAGAACCGTTCATCAATCCTCCGGGAGTTACTCCGGCTCCTAGTTGGTCCATAACGTCAGTGACCGGGTTAGCAAAGTTAATACCCCACAGGGATTGTCCCTCGCCCTGCATAAGAGGACCGATAACGTTATCGTAATAATAGCTGGGCATCTGCGCATTAGGCGGAAATGGGTTACCAAGGCTAACGGGATCAATACCGTTAGCCTTAGCAGCTTCATAAAGCG